TTGTATCGGGGGCTGCTTGCGGCCCGGGATGCGGGCGGCGGCGTGGAGGAGCTGGAGCTGGACGAGGCCCTGCCAGCCCTGGGCAGGGAGGTGCTGGTTTCCTGGCTGCGCCGGGTGCGCCTGGATGCTGACCGGGTGGAGCTTTCCTTTACGCGGGCCGGAGCGTGCACCGCAAAAGTACGGGTCCGGGAGGTGACGGCATGAGCGCGGACGTGGAGGTCTACCGCTTTGAACTGAACGGTGAGGTGCGGCGTTTTACGAGCGCGGATGCGGCCCTGGAGTACGCCGGGGAGACTTATGAGCCTTTGGATGGTCTGCATCGTGATGATTTGGAGCAGACCGGGGAGTCCGCACGTTCGTCCCTGGTGGTGGAAATGCCGGCCACGGCGTTTCCTGCGTCGCTTTTTGCCGGGGGCGTGCCGGACGGAGTCGTTTTGCTGCGGCTGATGCAGCGTTCGTCCGGCGCATGGCGCATGATCTGGCGCGGGCGGGTGCTCTCCTGCGAGTATCAGGGCATTTTTGCCCGGTTACAGTGCGAGCCGTGGTTTACCTCCCTGAAGGCTCCGGGGCTGCGCCGGATGTTCACGCCGAGCTGCCCGCATGATTTTTGCGACTGGCATTGCGGACTGGATCCGACGGATTGGACCGTCACCGACCGGGTGGCCGCAGTGGACGGGACGTGGTTGCACCTGCCGCGGGCCGGGGAAATGGCGGAGGGCTCGCTTTGCGGAGGGGTGTTGCGGTTTGGCGGAGCGGCTCGGGAGGTCCTTGGGCATGCGGGCGCGGATTTGGAACTGATGCGTGCCCTCTCTGGATTGAAGGCCGGGGAGTACGTCAGCGTGCTGGCCGGGTGCGACAAGAGTACGGCGACATGCGCCGCTCGCGGCAATCTGGCCAATCATGGGGGGTGGCCCAATATTCCCCATAAGGATCCGACCACGGGGGACCCTGTATTATGAGCGCTTGGTGGTGGATCGTGGCCTGGGTGGCCGTGGCCGTGTTGGGGTCGGTGTTGAATGGTGGGCAAAAGGCTGCCCAGGTCCGGCCGGAAACGGACATCGACGTTAGTACCGCTCCGGAAGGGCGTCATATTCCCGTGGTCTTCGGCACGCGGCTGATGACCGGGCCGAGCATCGTCTGGTGGGGAGATTTGCGTACCTCGGCCATTAAAAGCAGCGGGGGCAAAAAATGAATGTGCGGGTGCATGTTCGCCACATGCGGGCATTGGGATATTGCCTGAAAGGGTGCCGACGTTTTTACCGCGAGCATGGGCTGGACTGGGGCGCATGCTTGCGCGAGGGCACCAAGGCGGGCGAACTGGCCCGGCTGGGCGACGCCATGGCGGACCGCGCCGTGGCCTTGGCCGAGGCTGAGGCGGCTTCTGACGGGGACGGGGAGGGCGCGGCATGAGCGGCGGAGGCTCCAGCAAGAAAACCACGGTGGGGTATCGGTATTACTGGGGGGCGCAGGTGGTCATCGCCCATGCCGTGGACGCTGTGCTCGGGCTGCGCTTTGGCGAACAGTACGGCTGGACCGGAGAGCAGGACACTTCCGGCAGGATTCATGTTTCCGCTGCGAGTCTTTTTGGCGGGAAGGGCAGCCAGGGCGGAGTGTCCGGGGCTGTGGACGTCTGCATGGGCGAGGCGGATCAGCCCGTGAATGATTATCTGGCTTCGCGGATTTCCGGACCGGTTTCCGCTGCGCGGGGAGTGGCCTCTTTGGTGTTTCGGTCTTTTTATTGGGGCAACAATCCCTACATGCGCCAGATCGGGGTGCGGGTGCGGCGCATTTTGCGTTGCGGACGAGGACGGGGGCAATGGTATCCGGAACGGGCCGAGGTGGGGGCCGGGGACATGAACCCGGCGCATATTATCCGTGAGTGTCTGACCGATCCGGACTGGGGGCGGGGACTGCCCGAGAGCCTGCCGGACGAGACCGCTTTTCGTGCGGCTGCGGATACGCTTTTTGCCGAAGGATTCGGCCTTTCCGTGGTCTGGTCCTGCGCGTCCGGCATTGACGACTTCATCCAGAGCATTCTTGACTGCATTGATGCGGTGCTTTTTGAGGATCCGGAGAGCGGGGGCATTGGCCTGCGGCTTTTGCGCGACGATTATGACGCGGATGCATTGATCGAGTTGGGACCGGACGAGATTGTCCGTTGCGAAAAATTCGCCCGCCCGGCCTGGGGCGCTACCGTGACCGAGGTCAAGGTGGTCTGGCTGGACGAATTAAACCACGAACGGACGGTCTATGAGCGGGATCAGGCCGCTGCGGCCATGCAGGGAAACCAGGTTTCCGAGACATTGCGTTATCCCGGCATCAGCCGTGAAGAGCTTGCCCAGCATGTTTGCGGACGGGAGCTGCGCCAGCGTACCGGGAACCTGGCCCAGGTCACGTTGGTCTGCACGCGGGCTGCTGCGGGGCTGCGGCCCGGAGACGTATTTGCCTGGATTTGGCCGGAGTACGGCATCGTGCGCATGGCGTTGCGAGTGGTGCGCGTTGGATATGGGGCGAACGCCGCCGGAGCCGTGCGGCTGGAATGCGTTGAGGACGTTTTTGGCGCGGGACAAACGCTTGTTTCCGCATCTGGGGGGTCGTGGTGGACCAGCCCGGTGAACGCGCCGCAGCCTGTGGCACATCAGCTCGTGCTGGAGGCGCCCTACCTGCACGTGGTGCAGGACCTGACCGGTGAAAACGAGGTCCTGCTTTCCGGATTCGGGATGGAATCCGGCGCATTGCTTGTGTTGGCGGTGCGTCCTGTGCCGGATGCGCTGGCTTTTCGGCTCTTGGTGGACGAAGGGGCCGGGTATGTGGATGTGATGCCGGGGGAGTGGAGCCCGGGCGCGGCCCTGGCCGTGGCCGCATCGCCCTGGGACGAGGAGCTGCATTTGGCGCATGGCGCGGACCTGGACGACGTGGCCCCGGGGCAGCTCGCCTTCCTGGGCGGGGGGCGCGAGGGGGAAATCGTCCTGGTGCAGGAACTTGCGGGCAGCGTCTTGCGTGTTTCCCGCGGGGTTCTGGATACTGTGCCTGCCGTGCACGCGGCCGGGGAGCGGGTGTTTTTCGACGGCGGGCGCAACCTGCCGAATCGCGAGTACGCCCTTGGCGAAGAACCGCGAATCAAGGTGCTGACCCGGACCGGGCGCGGTCTGCTGGACGAGGCGGCCGCACCGGAAGCACACGCGCTCATGCGCGGACGCGCGGGGCGGCCTTATGCCCCGGGGCGAGTGCGGCTGAACGGGGAAGCCTGGCCTGAGACCTTTGCCGGGGACCTGGAATTGCGCTGGGCGCATCGCAACCGTGTGCAGCAGACCGCCTACGTGCTCACGCAGGAGGAAGGGGACGTCACGCCCGAGGCGGGAACCACGTATACGGTGCGGGTTTACGGGACGGGAGGCGCTCTGCTGCGTGAGCAGGACGGCATTGAAGGAACGGATTGGACATACACGCGGGGCATGGAGATCAGCGATGCCGGGGCACTTCAGGAACGGCTGCGGGTGGAGATCCTGGCCGTGCGGGAGGGACGCGAAAGCTGGCAGGCACAGGAGCGGAGCGTGGCGCGGCGGGGTTGGGGATTTTTGTACGACAGAGCATTCAATGGATAGCGGGAGGCGCAGATGGCGGTAGCGAGCGGCCCCAACCTCGGGTTGGTGCATGGCTGGGAGAACGGGGCCTCGGGCTGGGGATCGGATGTGAACGCGGATTTGCGTCTGCTGGACGCGCTCACGCAGCTGGCTGTGCTGGACAGGGATTTATCTGCGCCGCCGGAGGAACCAGCGGACGGGGCGCGGTATCTTGTGGCCAGTGGAGAGGGCGGAGCCACCGGGGCATGGGTTGGTCAAGAGGGGCGGATCGCCTGTTTTTCATCCGGGACTTGGGAATTTTATGCGCCCAGGCCTGGCTGGCGTTGCCTCGTGCTGGACGAGGAGCGGGCGGTCCGGTGGACCGGGAGCGCCTGGGCCGGGCTGGAGCAGGACGCGGGACTGCTGGCGCTGCTGGCCGGGCGCGCGCCCAAGATTTGCACTGGCTATGTGGGCGGTGGAGCCATGACGCCGTCAGGCACTTCCGGGGCTATTCCGCAGGCGCTGGAGAGCGCTTCCTCGGGAAATACCTTCAGCGTGATGACTTTTATGGGCGGGAGGACCATGGGGGCGGAATTTTCCTTTGTGCTGCCCGGAAACTGGGATGGCGGCTCCTTGCGGGCCCGGGTGCTTTGGATCCCTGGAGAGGGGGCGGCTGCGGGGGAGCTTGTGCGTTTTGTGCTTGCCGGAGCGTCCATTGTCCCTGGAGGGAGCCCGGACATGATTCCTTGGCCACCGGTGTATTTGGATGATGCCGTGGCCACGGCAGGAAAACTGCACCAGACCGGGGCAAGCGCGGCGCTTACCGTTTCCGGAACTGTTGAAGAGGGAAGTCTGCTTCATTTCCGGCTGTACCGGGATGGCGACTTCGACGGAGGAGGCGCAGGGACCTCCATGGCGGTGGAGGCGCAGGTGCTGGGAATGCGGTTGCAGTACGGCGTGGGCAACGCCGTACTTTCCTGGGATGAGGAGGGCTGGGCATGAGCTTCATTTGCATTGGAAATGCCGGAGCAGCCGGGAAACCGGGCTCCATGCCGGTGGTGCTGCCCGTGACCTTGGCCGGGGCCAATGCAGACACCTATGTGGCCGAACCAAGCCCTTTGGCTGGCCAGCACAGGGAAGGCGCCGGAGGAGGTGTCTCCGGGTCAGGGGGATATCTGCATCAGGTGGGAGGCATCGCGGCCGCTGTGGACGGCTATAATCCATTTGATGGTACGTCGAACTATTACAATGCTACGCCTGAGATGCTCAGCGGAATGTTGAACGGCGGACGCTGGACCATGCTCTGGAACGTGAAGGACTGGATCGACACCGAGGACTCCACGAATTGGAGCTACATCCTGCTGATGAAAACCAACAATGCCGAACGGATCCAGGGAGTTTGTAAGGGCGGGCGGATCGAGTTCGCCGTGGAGGATGGCGCGAACCTGCGCTATCTTGCGATCAATAAGCCTGGGTTTAGCACCTGGGGCGGCTGGATCGCGCTCTGGTACGACGGCGCGCGGCTCTGCGCCGGGCTAAAGGACGGGCATGCTTCTTCCGCTCCGCAGCGCTGGGAGGATTTTGACGCCAGGTGTTCGGTGGACTTCCTTGGGCTGGATCTTTCCGGCGCCACCTGGGCCACGCAGACGAACGTCTTTGGCTCCAGCTCCGGGAAACCGCACTGGGGCGCAGGGGTGTTTGTCTGCTCGCGGCTGGCCCTGGGCGTGCCCGAGGGGTTGGGGTGAGGGGGAGAACTCCGGCGAGGGATGAGGGAAGTCATTTTCTTGTCGTCGCTGACGTAAAGGGCCCTGTCGTGAACGCCATTAGTCTAAATCATCAGGACGCCAGCCACTGAGATACTTGTCCGCCAAAGCCAATATTTCCTGATCTTCGTCGGTAGCTTCAGCCCTGAATGTTTCAATGCGTTCTCGGAGGGTTTCTTCGCTGCCGAACAGCTTGATCAAACTACCCCAGGCGAGCTTCGGGATTCGTTGGACGGCATAGTTGCCAGCGACCTGTCGCCGCATTTCGCTCTTGGATGTGAGCAGAATTTGGCGGGTCAAACGAGCGTCGTCAGGGATTATGAGTTGTGGCTCTCCTTCCGCTGCCTCTTGCTGGGTTCGGAGTAGAATCAACCAAAGACTTTGCTCCTTCAGCAGTTCTGGCACGTTGGCGGCGCGAAGGGCGTCACGCCATTCCTTTTCACGTGCGGCTGCAAACTCCTCGGAAACAAGTTTATGCCCAGCTCCTTGGTGATGGCCAACGATGCTGATCAGCTGGTCCTGGCATGAAAGGGTTTCTATTTGCGGGAGGATTTCCTGCACAACAGCTTCGCATTGTCCTTGATCCTCGATGGACCGAATAAGCCGATAGACTACGCGCCGCACCGTCCTATCCGGCCCAAATTCAAACATTCCCAATTGTTTTTCTGGTATTTTCGGAAGCAAATTGAGGAGCACCACAGCACCGGATCGTACATGTTCCGGAGTAAATTTATTTTCAAAGTGTTCCAGATTCGCAATGACATCTTCTTGTTGTCCTGAGGGCAAGTCTCGCATAAAAGATGCAAATTCTTCTTTGTCGTGCAAACATGCAAAGGCGCGTTCCGACGCGTAAAAACAATTCAGATCTTCTCCAGCAGTCTTTTCAAGATAGAGAAGAAGAATGGAACTATGCGCAATGCGTCTGTTCTGTAGCCATGTGACGTTCCAGTCTGGGCCATAATGCATGTTGCTAATATGTCGTGCTGCTGCCGGGAAAAGTTCTATGATCATAGATTCGATGACCGCTTTATGCCTTGGAGCTGATTCTAAGAGTCGGTCAATTTGGTGCTTATGACTCTTGTCGTGATAGCCTCCGGGAGAAGATGTTGTTGTGAGTCCTTCAACGCTTTGGTGCAGCAATGCGAATGTATCTGGCAAAAAAACGCGGATCGCTTCCACTCCAAACAGGTCAGCCAGGGCGATCTGATCCTTCAACTCACTTGCTGAGCAGCGAATGGCGGCGACATAACGGCGAACGTCACGCATATTTTTAATGAGCGGTCGAATGATGTCGTGGTAAATGTTTGGCCAGGTGTTTTCGTCCAAGGGGCGCAGGGGGCCGACCTGACCCAAGGCTTCATCCATGGCGGCGAAGAGTTGATTGCTCAACACGGTTGGAGGCACTGACGGAAGGTCTATGCCCAGCTGTAAGATCTTTTCCAGGTAGTCGCGGCCAGGGATATTCTGTTCGTCCAGGGCGTTTTCGACGCGTTCTCGATCAAAAGCGACAAGGTAAATGATATTCGGGAAGGAGGCTGTCAGGCGGACGAGCTTGAATATGTCTCGGATTTCCTGGGTGGAGAGTCGATCAATGTCATCCAGTATGACGACAATGGGCTTGGAAAGCCTCTTTAATGCTTCCTCAGCTTTTTTCTTCCGGCCCGAGAGACCTTGTTTTTCTTTTTGCAACAAGCTGGCGATCGTCTTGAAAATCGTCTTTGTCCGCTCTGTCCACGGCCCGACCACGGGAACCCAACCCATGCCTGAAAACAGCTCCCCATAGGATTCCAGCCGATCCCCAATTTCCGACAGGTTCTTGAGCTTCAGTTGCGAGGAGAGTTCCGCGAAGAAGATCTGTAACAGTTGCTCGGTTCCGCTGAACATCCAGGGGTTGAAATCTACTATGGGGATATCGTGATCCGTGAAGCGTTCCCTGGCCATGTTGGTGAACGAGGTTTTGCCCGAACCCCAGGGACCCAAGACGCCGACAACGAGCCCTTCCGAGTAGTCCAGTTGCTGAGTGTTGTCGGCAAAGGCAAGTGCTGCTTTGGCACGTCCGAGCAGATCCTCGGACGTGGTGCGAATAGGATTGTCCGCTGGGCTCATCATTGGTGGCTCCTGGCATGCAGATTTAATTATCA